CACCCGACGAAGATATAAGCGAAATACAACCAGCGGAAGAACCAGGGGCGACTTTTTCTACCCAGATTTCTTCAGCAGTAGACACCCAAACGGCTTTAAGCCGAACTGTTTCTTCTCAAAATATAGGAGAATCAACCGTTAGAACTAATAATTTTCCTAGCGATAACACACTTAAGGGGAGAGAATTCGCAGACAGTGAAAGCGGAGGAGAAGTTCGAAGCTCTATAGTTATAAGCGATGACCCGAATATAAACCCCTTCGCTATTACCGCTACGAAACCTTTAGAAACACAAGAGGCAGAACAATCGGGCAATAGTTCATTAGAACAAGGAGGGAAAGTTTTAGACAAATCAGTAAACACGGCACAAGAAACTTTAAACGATGGAAAAAGTTTTTTACAAAATACCGTTAGTAATTTACAAGCAAGAGGACAAAGCATAAGAGAAGGTTTTCAAAATGTTAAAAACACGGTTTCAAGTGTAGGAGATGAAGTAGGGCAACAAGTGGGAGAAACTGCGGCAAATGTAGGAGCAAAAGTAGGAGCGGAAGCAGGGGCGGACGTGGGGGCAGATTTGGCAGGAATGGCAACAGGCGACGCAATTTTAGGAGGTATTCCTTTATTAGGTGAGGCTGCTCTCGGTATTTCGGGCTTAGTAAGTATAGGAGAAGGTTTATATCATTTATTCCACCATTCCTCTAAACCACCTCCGCCCCCAAAATTGCCCCAAGTTCATCTAGCCGCAAGTAATCCTTCAGCGGGATTAACTCAAAAATTTAGTATGTCTTTACCTTCCTTAGATAGTTCCGCCGAGCCTTCAGCGTCTACGATGTCTTTTTAATTAAATAAAAAAAAAAATTGATTTATGCGGAAAACTTTCTTTTATTATTATAATATGTATAATATTACACCCCCTGAGGGAATGAACGAGGGCTTATACCTTGAAGCAATGAATCAATTAAAAGAACTTAACGATAAAAGAGAAGAAGAAAATAAAAAACATAAAAACGAATTATTAGCATTAAAAAAAGAATTAATTTCTGCTTATGGAATAGTAAGAGTATTAGATACATTATACGAAAATAGCTTTTCAAATGATGAACCAGCCATAGAAGTAAAAATTATTATAGAAACGTTAAGAGAATATCTTTCTCAATTTGTCGAAGAAAACATTTTACGCCACGAATAATTTAATTTAATAAAATAATGTATACATTAATTAAGTATGTAGAATTTTTAGTTTTTTGGTTGTCCCTCTGTTTTTAGTTTTTATCATTTGCTTAACCGCAAATAAAACCCCCAACTTTTTCTATTTTTATGATAATTTTTCACAATAACTTATTATTATATTAAAAATTAATAAAATAAATAAAATATTGAAAAAAAAATATATAAAGTAATTATATAAATATGTTTAAAGCGAATGCCCCTTCCGTATATGTTCCTTCGAAATCTGTCGCTATAAAGCCCGATGTGGTTAGCGATGCTGTAGGAAACGACCAGATAAGAATAAATATTCCTTCTTTTATTGGTTTCTGTGACCCTAACCAAACTTATTTAAAATTTAATTTAAAAATGAAAAATGTTAGAGGGCAACTAGTCCCAGACAAAAACGCAGGAGGACACGCATTACTAAGAAACGTTCAATATAGAGACGGAAACAACTCGACAAACCTCGAAATTAATGAAGATTATAACGCAAATTATGCTATGTTATCAAATTATACCGCACAAGATGGAATTAACCATAAGCGGGAACTTTTCGCTGGTAAAATGTCGCATTTAGGAGCAAATCAAAATAGTGCCACCTTATATTATGAGCAGTTGCCGTTTTTAGGTGGCTCTAATACTAATCCCGATACAGTAGAGAGAACAGTAAAAAATCCGACTTTACAATTTCAACTTAACAGCGGAATTTTTAAACAAGGAAAAATTCTTCCTGTTTCGGCTATGAATGGTTTAAAAATAACAATTGATACCGAAGATATTAATCGGGCTTTTATGTATCTAGACCGATTCGGGGATAAAGAAACATCATTTACAAATAAAATTAAGTCAACTACAGCTAAAGCAGTCGGTGACGACCAGAGAACAGCGGCGGCAAATGGTCGATTTTTTACTTTAGAAACCGACGCTCCAGTTTCTGATAATCCTTTCGCTATTGGTGATTCGCTTTTCGTTAGTGACGATGCCGCAGGAAATGGAAACGAAGAACTTTTAGGCTTTGTTAATGGATTTTTCCCAGCAGGAGGCGGCGGGACTGTGGGTATTGCTTATACTCCTGACCGAAATTTAGCCGCAGGATTGGGAATAATTCACGCTGCGGGCTCTTTAGTATATACCAAATTCGAAGAAAGAATGACCGCCCATACTGTTTTCGGGACGAATGACGCTGGAAATTCTAAAAGCCGAGTTATTGAAGCCCCTTCTTATGCTATGAACGATATAGAAATGTTAGTCCAATCGGTGAGCCCTCCTGAAGCATACGCTAACGGAATTTTAAAGGCTTCTCAATCATCGGGAGGTATACAATTCGATTTTTTAACTTATGAACTATACAGACACAACCAGAGCAACACTACGGGATTACTACAAGCACAAATTCCAACAATGGCTAAAAGAGCTAAAGCGGTTTTCGTTCATCCTATAGTAGCGGCAAATAATAGAAACGCCGCCGTTAGTTCTCTGGTAGGTGTTCCAGATAATGCCCGAAATTATGAATTCGTCCACGGAACTAAGCATTTTCCTTCCCGTTTAGTTCCTTTAAGTCGTTACTCGGCGGCAGTAGGAGCAACCGACCAACTAAGGAATGAAGCATTACATACGAGCGAATTACAAAAAGCTATAGTTAACGTAGGAGAAAAAGTTCATAGTCTTCAAAAAATAGGAAATCATTTTTGTATAGCCAGAAGTTTAAGCAAATACGGAGGAACTATGGATTTAAGCGAAGAGACATTAAGCATTAGAATAGATTACGATTCAGGAGTAAACGTTAAACTTTATAATAATTATGTCTACTGCTTACGCCGTGTTATGATTAAAGGGGGACAAGTGGAAGCCTCTAACCAAGTCGAAGCCTCTCAGCCTTCTCAATCATTAGAAGGAAATTAAATTACTTTACTTTTTTCTTTTTCTTTTTCTTTTATGTGTTCTCATTTGTAATAATTATATTTAATAGTTTCTTACAAATGGGAACATTTTTATATTTTTGACTTAACTTTTTTTTAAAAAGTTACAAATGGGAACATTTTTAAAAATAATAAAAAAATATAAAATAAAAAATATATTACTTATATTATATAAATATGAGTTCGCCGAATATTGTTAACGTAGAAAAATTCGAAGTTCTTCCTTCAAATCAACCGAGCGATAATACATACTCTTTTAGAGGGGGTAACCCTATTATTACTTTGACTATTCCTAGCCAAGCTAAATTTTTAAGACCGAGTTCAGTTAAAATTAATGGAGTTTTGAGGGTTCAAACCTCAGCGGGTGTTTTAAGCAATAGTAATAACTTAAAAACTGGGGGGACGGCTACTAAAATTCAACTTAGCGACCGTGTCGGGGTTCATTCAGTTCTACAGAATGTCGTTTTATCTAGTGAAGCCACCAATCAGTCATTAGAAAGTATTAGACAATACGGGCGACTAGTTTCTAGTATTTTAAGTTCTACACATAGCAGCGACGATTATATGAGCGAAAAATCGGTGGTTGCCTTGTGTAATAGCGTTCAATCATCAAACGATAATTTATACTCGAATGAAACTTCTTTCAGCGTTCCTCTATATTGTGGTTTACTTCAAGGAGGAAACCCTATTCCACTTTCTGCTAATGGTATTAACGGTCTTACGATTAATTTAGAATTGGCAAGCGACCAGCAAGTATTAAAAGGAGCAAACGCCGCAGACGGTGGAGGGGCTTTTTATCAGTTGAAAGATATTTCTTTATCTGGAGATTTACTAGTTCCAGATGATGCGGGAGTTCAGGCTTTAAGCGTTCCTGGTAGTGGGGCTTTTCAGTATAACTCTTATTCTTCGTTATATTCTGTTATTAATTCTGGAGATGCTACCCAAACTTATAATTTATCTAATTCGAACGTTTTGGCTATTACCCATAATTTTCTTCCAGTTTCACATTCTAACACATACGCACAGGACGCTTTTACTAATGGAGAATTATTAAATACTAACGCAGGAGGCACTACTTATAACGAAGCCGTAGTTTTAAAAAAAGTTTCTTTTAGTAGAGGCGGAGTTAAATTGGGTTTAGATTATGAAATGGACGTAGAAACAAATTCCACAGAAGGAAGACCCGAGACACAAGTCAATTTAGAATATTTAAACGCATTTAAGCCCGAAAAATCACTTACAAGGCTTCTTAATCAAAATCAGCTTTTAGGATATGGTGGAACGGATATTCTTCCCTACAGTGACGAATCAGGACCAGTTAATCAAAACGATAATAATCGTTTAGGCGTTATAACCACAGATTCAAACGTAAGAAATTTCGGCGTCGGTTTGGCTCTTGATAGGGTTAGCGACGTAGGAGTAAATTTTAAAGGTCAGTCTTATTCCACTAGAATTCAGTCTTCTTTAGATGGTAAAAGCCCGAATGCCGTATATTCATACGTAAAAGCTAAAAATGTTCTCCAATATTCGCCGAATGGCGTTATGGTTATGAACTAAAAAAAATAATAAAAATAAATTATAAAATAAAAAATATATATTACTAATATATAAATAAATATGAATAAGCTCCCAGATATTTTAAAAGTTGGAACTTTACAATCTGCCGAAAATATGGAAGTTCGGACTGAAGTTCTTGACCCTATTAGCTCTTCTAATAGTGAAATAGTTTTTCAAATTCCTAAAAATGGCATATTAGATGGTGGTTCTTTTGTTTCTTTGGCGGTTAAAGTTTCCGCAGGTGTTAACGATGCCTTTTTACCTGTTCGAACAGGTATACACGGTCTAATAAAATCAGTTCAATTAATGAGCGGTTCGAAGGTAATCGCTTCTAATGATGATTACGCACACTATGCGACAATGGTCCGACAATTCGAAACACCCGAGCACCGAGCATTCGTGGATATGGTAAAAACTGGAGCGTGTTTAGATAGATGGGGGGTTCTTAATACTAATTCGGGACACTTAGCACCCAAAGATTTAAAATACACGAATCAATCTGACGACAATACGGGAAGATGTGGCGTTCCGCAATTTATTAAACCGACTGATAGCGACAGCTCGACTCCCGTCTTTTGTGTTCCTCTTTCTCATTTAGTCCCATTTATGAGAAGTCGGCAGCTTCCGTTATTCGCAATGAAAGAAAATCTCTTTTTAAGATTACAGTTAAACACCCAAACCCAAAGGACGGACGGAACTCTATGCTGTTTCGCTGAAGGTTCGACTAGTTCGGGGGTAGTTGTTCCTTCATTTACTAATATAAAATTTTATAGCGACCATTTATATTATACTGATGGGTCTATGGCACAAACACAAAAAGCCATATTTTCAGAACAAGGTTTAAGCTATTTATATGAAGATATGATTACAACAAATGCCCAAATCCCAGCGACTGGAGCAGTCGCTCAGGGTTCAGTCATAGAACAAAAAATCGAAAGAGATTTAGCAGTATCTGGGCGAACTGTTCGTTCTATAATGATAGCTGAAAAAAACGTTAACGAAACTCATAATATATTAGGAAATTATTTTAGCGACTGTCGAGAGACTAACGATACTCTAAATTTTCGTATTAATGAGAATAGACTTTACGACCGAGACTTAGAAAAACCTTCTCATAAGTGGAACGAATTATCCGCAGTAATGAATAAGCCTTTACAGAATCCTAACCAATTTTATAGCTTTGATACAGATTCAGATAAAAGCGCAGTAGATAACCAATTAAATCAAAATTCGGTTTACGTTGGAGGAATCGAAGGACACGTTCTCCCCGCTACTGATAACACAGCCGCAACAAATGAACTTAGAGGAAAAGCCCATTACGTAGGATACGACGCAACCACAAGCGGATTTAATGTTCTAGGCAATGGAAAAAAAATAGGGGTAAAGCCTGTTATAATTCAAAAAACATTAAAGAGAACTCATAACAATAACGGAGCCCGAGAAATGCGAATCTTTGCCAATGTGGAAAGGGTAATAAACATCAAAAACGGAGAAGTGGTAGTTTCCAGCTAATTTTCTCTTTAATTTTTCTTTTAATTTTTGTGTTCCCATTTGTAACTAACTTTTTAGAAAAAAGTTAAGTCAAAAAAATAAAAGTGTTCCCATTTGTAACAAATTTTAAATATATATAATTACAA